CGATGTCTGGGCCCGGTGTCCATCGTGAGCCCGTATCTGCATCCTATCGGGGAACAACCACCCGCCAAGATCCTCTGGCATTGAGGTCAGGGCGACTCGCTCCCGCGATTACCCCATGTGTGGAAACTCGTCGCAATCTTAGACTTCTGTAGGTCAGCAGGGGTTCATCATGGATAGCCCGCCCCGAAGTGCTGGCCCCTTAACCGCGTTCCGAAACCTGCTCCACAAATGCCTCGATCCTCTCCCCCAGCCAGCCCATCACATTGACCGCCATGCTGTTGCCCAGCGCCTTGTAGCGCGGCCCGTCCGGGGTCCAGTTCCGTCGGCGCCAAGGCACGTCGGTGTAGTCGTCGGAGAATCCCTGAAGGCGTTCGCATTCGCGCGGCGTCAGTCGCCGGACCGCCCAGACCAGTGGGTCTGCTTCCTGCGCCACATAGCTGCGGGATGACCCGCCGGAGGCGGCGCGCAAGCTGGCCGTGTCGTGCGGCCCTTCCGGCATAGCGCCGCCGTCGCGGCCACGCAGATCGAAGGCGACTGCCTGCGGGACCGTCCGGGCCTCAAGCGTATATGCGGCACCATCCTGCCGGAACCCGGCCCCGTCCGGCCCGCTGGCGGGGTTTTCGCTTACGGCGCGTTCCTGAATGGCGATGGCGATCTGGCCGCCGCCGTTGGCATGGCTTGCGGCACTGTTCATCGCCCGCAGGGTTGGGGCCGTGTCTCCCGCATCGGAGCCGTAATCCTTGGCCGAGAAGGCGATCGGCACCAGCGGCGTGCCGCGTCCGGTGCCGTCTTCGCTTGCATCGAACCCGCCCGCGCGCAGAGAATGCGCCACCGCGATGATCCCGACATTGTCTTCCGCCCTCGGCATCTTCGCATCCCGGGCCGCCAGCGCGCTGGACACCGCCGGGATCAGGCCACCGTCGAGATCAAAGTCGGTGCCAAGCCCGCCACCGCCTGAAGGGCGCGCTGCAAGGGTGGGGGCAGCGTCTTGCCGCGACCGACGGCCCGGCGGAGGATTCCCGCGCAGGCTTTCGGCGTCAAAAAGAACCGCCGCGGCAGGGCGCCAGTCTCCAAGATATCCGACAACGAACACACGTCGCCGTCGCTGGGGAACGGCGCCGGGAAAGCGGCATGTTCGCACGTATTGAGCATCCAGCACTCGGTAGGCCCAGCCATACCCGAGTTCGCCCAGACCCCCGAGGAAGGCACCAAAATCCCGTCCCTTGCCCGATGACAGGACACCGGGGACGTTCTCCCACACCAGCCAACGGGGCCGGTATCGGTCAGCCACGCCCAGATAGACGAGGGCCAGGTTGCCGCGCGGATCGTCCAGTCCCTGTCGCAATCCCGCGACGCTGAAGGACTGGCAGGGGGTTCCACCAACGAGAAGATCGAAAGCTGCATCGGGCCAGGTCCTGTAAGCTTCGAGATCGCCGAAGTTCGGGGTGAGGTTTGCGGTGTCCGGCTCGGGGAGTCCGGCCACCGCCTTGATCGCGGCCATCCGCTTGCGACGGTCGACAAAACCGGGTGCGGCCTCCGGCAATGGCATGAACTGGGCCCGGGTGGCGCGATGGCGGTGTGCCAGCACATGGCAGGCGAAGGGGTCGATCTCGGCGAAGGCTGCCGGTTTCCATCCCAGGGGTTCCCAGGCGACCGAGGCCGCCTCGATCCCGCTGCAGACGCTGAGATAGGTGAAGGGCTTGATCATGCCGGGCCTCGATGTTTGGGGGGCCGCATGCGCAACGCCCCCTCGGCGGAACCGAGGGGGCATTGCGTTGCGGAGCGGAGGTGACTGCGGGCCGGTCAGAGCCCACTTTTCTGGATGCCGTGGCGAAGGGTGCCGAGGCCGATGGCGTTCATCACCACCAGCATCCAGTCATCGCCGAGGGCCACGCCGGGCACGTCGAGGCCGAAGCCCTTTTCCAGCAGCACGACCAGCAGCAGGGCGGCCATCACGAGGTAGGTCTTGTATCCGTCGATTATGGACAGCATCGAAGTCTCCTTTCGGGGCGCAAGTGCGCCATGCCCGGCGGCACCGCGCCGCCGGTTTGGGTTGGGTCACGGAGGGGCGGGGGGTGGTGCGCGGACTAAATCCAGCCTGCGACACGGAAGCCCGGGCAGGCTTTCGCGGCATAGGTGTTGTGGCCGGTGACCTTGGCGATCTGCGTCCGGCCCCGGATATCGGCGATCAGGGCGCGCAGGGACCGGGCCTGCGCCGAGGTGAAGTGGTCGGCGAACGTATCGTCGGCATCGGCCCCGTGCCCACCGATCAGGCAGATGCCGATGGTGCCGCGATTGTGGTCCACGACATGCGCGCCGATGTCGGTCTCGGGTCGACCGGGGGCCCGCTGGCCGTCGAAGTCGATCAGCCAGTGATAGCCTATGGTGCGCCAGCCGCGACCTTGCATGTGCCAGCGCCGGATTTCCGCGAGCTTCGCGGAGAGGAGCGCGTTGCCCATCCATTCCGGCCGGGTAGCGCTGCAATGCAAGATGATTTCGCGCACGGGATATCGGGCGGCGCCCTGGAGGATCATCGGGGGTCCGGTCATGTTTGGTCTCCAAAGAAAAGCTCGCCGAAGGGCGGGCGCGTTGCAGAACGGGATGCGGGTGGGCAGTTCAGAAGATCAGGAACAGCACCACGCCGCAGGCGAGGGCGACGAGCCAGACCCGCCCCTCGCGGCGCAACAGGCTGGGCAGGTCACGGCTGCGCATCATCGTCCTTCCGGTCGGTATCGGTGAGGCTGGGGTGGGTTCTGGCAGTATCGGCCCGCCGGGCGCGGAAGATGTCGATGATCAGGCCGGAGATCGACATGCCGCCGATGCCGACGACGAAGCTCGAGAACCCGGCGCTGTCGCCGCCCGGGGCCAGCTTGCCGATCACCGGCTCGAGGATCGGGGCGACGAGCGGGCCGAGATAGACGGCGCAGATGGAGCCCACGAGGAGGGACAGCACGCCGTCCCGCCAGTGTTCGCGCAGTGTGACCCAGCGGACGATGCCACCCAGCGCTCCGGCGAGGGCGGCCTTGCCCGGCTCGGTCCAGAGCCAGTTGATCAGATCGGGGCGTTCGGTCATGTGGGGCTCCTTCGGGAAGGGATGGGGCTGATCATCATGCCGCACGCAGCCAGACGGCGGTCGCGGGTCCGGCATTGATTTCGCTTGAGACGAAGGCCCAGCTGGTGGGCGCGGCACTCGCATAGGCCAGGGTCCGGCGCAGCACCTTGCGGGCGGTCGTCGCAATGGCCCCGCCGTTGATGTCCGGGGTCGCGGTAGCAGCCCAGGCGGAGAGCGTGGCGGTGGAATTATGCCGGACACCAATCCAGTAGACCGTGCCCCGCCGCAGGGTCAGCGACACCGTCGCGAGTTTTGCTCCGATGGTCGAACAGTCGAGATCGCCGGTTTCGGTCAGGCGCTGATCGGGGCGCCCGTTCGCGTCAGATCTATATACCGCGATCTTTGCCAGGGCCGAAGCGACTGCCCCGGTGCAGTTGATCGCAAGCCGGTCGAGCGTCACGTCGGCGCGCGGGCTGAAGGGGAACAGGTCGAACTGGTTCGCCACGCCCGCAAGCGTGCCGGGTGCCGCCCCACCCGCGCCGGTCGTGGTGAGCAGGAAGTCACCCGCGACCGGTGAAAGCCAGGGGATATCCTCGTCCGCCAAGGACCGGGTGATCCCGCCGAGCCGCGCGCGCATCTGGCCAGAGGCACTGTTGAACCAGAGCCAGCCGTCCGCAGGCGTGCCGGGATCAGCCGCCAGCGGGTCGAGCGCCACGCCCACCGGGAAGCGCACCCGGCCGGAATTGCGATCCGCGATCACCGCGTCGTAGAAGGTCGATCCGTTCGGGCTGACCTTGAGCGTGAAGTCGTCCGATCCGCCCGTGCCGAAGATCGCCCGCGTGCTGAAGCCGGTCTGGAACACCAGCAGGGCGTCATTGCTTGCGCTGTTCTTGTTCAGCACCATCTGGAAGGACGTGCCGGCGTTGTTGAACAGGGCTGCAGGCGCGTTGACCGACAGTCGGTTGGTGGCGTCCGGGGCTGCCCCGCCGAGGCCAAGCCAGTTCAGGACCGCGTTCGCCGCCGGGTCGAGAGTCCAGACCGATCCGCCGCCCGACACGACGATATCGCCCTTGTCGCCATCCGATACGCCGCCGACGACCGGCGTCCAGGACGTGCCGTTCCAGACGTAAAGGCCTGCGTCCGCCACGCTCCAGGCCACCCATCCCCGCCGGGGCACGAGGCGCAGCCAGGCCCCGTCGGTCCAGAAGGCGACGTTCAGGTCCCAGCCCGCCCAGAGGCCGGTCGCCCCACTTGCCACGATGTAGCGGTCGCCCTCCGTCGGAGATCCCGGCGGCGCGGTCAGAACGCGGCTCAGGACGCCAATCTGCACCATCCCGTCGAGCAGGCGCAGGGCGTCGTTGTGCGTGACATGTTTCTGCGCCTGTGCGGAAAGAATTTGCGGCAGCGCGAGGTTGCTGGTCGGGTTCGGCATGGGAGGCCCCTCAGGTAAACAGGGTGACGATCGCGGGTGTGCCCCGCCCGAGCCGGGCGGAAACTTGAAAAATGCGGACGGTGAACGACTGGCCCGCCGTCAGGGCCGCGCCGAAGTCGGCGGTCTGCGCGGCGGCGCTGTAGAGGACCGAGGTCGTGCCCGAGGCAAGCGTGCGCTTGAGCGTCGCGCCGTCCCGGATTTCCACCTCGTAGGCCTCCGCAGTCTCGGCCAGCGGCGGCTCGCCGATTTCCCAGGAGTCTGCGGACAGATCGCGGCTTCGCCGGACCCAGCGGATGGTCAGGTCGCCCGGCACCCGCCCGGTGCGCCACGGCTGCTCGACGTTCGCCGGCGCAAAGGGCACGAGGCCGCGCCCGGCGGGGGTGAACGCCTCTGCGGTGTAGGTCGGATCGCTGACGCCGCGCGAGGCCGGGCCGACACGCCAGTTCCACGCCAGCCCGATCTCCGCCTCGGCGATGGGCAGCGGGACGATCAGATCGTCCAGCGCCACGATCCGCGCCCCGACAGGCGCGGGGTTGACCATCGCTCCTTCCGTGCCGCGCTGCCCGCGCAGAAGGCGCGAGAGCTTGTAGCGGCCCGGCGAGACAAGCTCGGCGGTCGCGGCCTGCAGGATTTCCCAGACGCCCGGCGCGCTTTCCAGGGCGAAGGCGTTCGCGCCACCCAGTACATCGAGGTCGGTCACACTGCCGAGCATCCCATAGGCAAGATCGACCAGCACCGAGTTGCCCAGATCGAAGAGGCTCACCGGGCCGGGATAAAGCGCGGAGGCAAGCCTGCCCATCCGCGCGCGCCCGTCGACGCCGGTCAGAAAGCTGAAACTGTCCAGCGCCGGGCTGCGCCAGACGCCCAGCGCGCCCGGCCACGGGGCCGCATCGGCCGCGAGATACGGGCGATGGGCCGGCACGTCCTCGCGAAGCTGCGGCAGGTCCATGAATTCGACCACAGGCTGGCCGAAGACCACCGGGCGCGCGATGGATGCGAGGCGCGGCTCGCCCGGTGGCAGATCATAGGCCTCGCGGTCCTGCCGGACCGTTTCCAGCGTCCGGGCGTCCGCGTCCGCAGTCTGCGCGATCCGCATCTGCAGCGTCCGCCCGTCGATCACAAGGCCGACCACATCGCAGGGGTCGAGCGCCAGCCGCGACGGCGGCAGCCGGAAGGTCGCCGTCTCGCGCCCGACCCAGGCCTCGACCAGCGCGCGGCGGCAGCGGCGTTCGGCCTCCTCGGGCGGCACGGCAATCGCGAAAGCCTCGGCGGCGATCCGGGTGCTGTCGACCGTGATCCGGCGGGCCTCCACGATGGCGGCGTCATAGTCCTCGTCGGCGCGGGCGATGGTCCATTTCAGGGCCTGCGGCAGTTCGGATTCCTGCGCGCGGACGATTTCCAGCGGCTCGCCTTTCCCCCCATCACCAAGACCCCCGTCGCCCGCCACCATGCCGTCGGGCGTGATCGACAGGACCGGCGCGCGGCCCCGCATGACGAAGCGAAGCTTGCCTTCGCTCTCGACCGCGTCGAAGCCGAAGTGGCGCGCCAGCACATCGATCGAGGTGCGCGGGCTTTCCAGCGCAGAGATCACATAGCCCTCGACCGCGCCCCAGAGGCCCGAGACATCGATGCGCGCGGCGGACAGGCCCGCCCGGGTGCAGAGTGTGCGGACCAGTGCGGCTAGCGACACTGCGCCGAGCCGTCCGGTGAGCCAATGGCCGAGCCGCCAGTTGGCCCCATCCGCCCAGATATTCGACAGAGCCGGGAAGAAGGGATAGGGCCGGGCATCCCAGGTCCAGGCGGCGCATTCCGCCAGATTCAGCATAGGCGCGCCGTAAACGCCCGAGGTCGGGTTGTTGGCCCCGTTGCCCCAGAACAGCCAGCTTGCCTCGAGATAGGCCCGCTGGACCCCGTCGTCGCGCCAGCCACGCGAGAAGTGCGGCGCGAAGGACTCAGACGACTTCGGATCAACGAAGACGTTCGGCTGGTTCGATCCCCGGTCGATGGCCGGGCAGCCGATCTCGGTGAACCAGATCGGTTTCGATTGCGGCACCCAGCCGGTCGGCGATCCGCTCTCGGTGCCGCCCGGGCGGTTATAGTGCGGGTTGCTCCACCAGCTGCGGATATCCTTGGTGCGGAAGACCCAGGGCTTGCCGAAGCCCGCGTCGGTAATCGTGGTGCGGGTCTGCGCGGCCCGGGCCGCGTCGGAGGCGTAGAACCAATCGAAGCCCTCGCCCCCCGCGATGTTGGCCTGCAGATAGGCGCGGTCGTGGATATCCGGCCAGGCGAGCGCGTCGAGGTGCTGGTCGCCGTCGCGCCAGTCCGAGAGGGGCATGTAGTTGTCGATTCCCACGAAGTTGATGTTCGCGTCGGCCCAGAGCGGGTCGAGGTGGAACCAGACGTCGTTGCTGCCGTCCTGCGGCTGATGGCCGAAGTATTCCGACCAGTCGGCGGCATAGCTGATGCGGGTAGCGGGCCCGAGGATCGCGCGGATGTCCGCCGCCAGCGTCTGGAAGGCCGCGACCGCCGGGTAGGTGCCGGCAGCGCTTCTGATCTGGGTCAGACCGCGCATCTCGGTGCCGATCAGGAAGGCATCGACCCCGCCCGCCGCGGCGCAGAGGTGGGCATAATGCAGGATCATCCGGCGCAGACCCCAGTCGCTTGCCGCGCCGGTGAAGGTGACCGTCGTGCCACTGACCGAAAACTGCGTCCGCAGCGCCGCCCCAAAAAAGGCCGCGACTTGCGTCGCTGCCGCTGCCGTCTTGTCCGGCGATCCTGTAAATCCTGCCGCAGGCGAGCAGGTGATCCGACCGCGCCACGGGAACACGCTCTGACCGGCTCCGGCGGCGCTGGCGCTGTAGGGGTTCGGCAGGGTATTGCCTGGGGGCACGTCCATCATCACGAACGGATAAAAGGTCACCCGCTTGCCCCGTGCCCGCAGCTCCTGAATGGCCTCAACGATGCTCGCATCCGAAGGCGTGCCGCCATAGACGGGCCGACCGTCGATCTGGCTCACCACCCCGTAGGACGAGCGCGGCAGGCCGCCGACGGACCATGCCGGTGTCGTCGTCTTTGCCGCCACCTCGACCTTCGGCTTGACCGTGCAGACGCCCACCCGCAGATCATCGCCGAACCAGGCCGAGACCAGCGAAACGCTTTGCACCGCCGGTGCCAGTGCGGAGAGGCGATCCAGCGAGACGTCAAGGTCCGGCACGTCGGCCAGCGCGTTGCAGTTCTCCGCGCCCGCTCCGTCCCGCCGGATCAGGCTTGTCGCATAGGCAGCCTCGCCCGAGGCCGGGATCAGTGTCACCGCACCGACCAGCCCCTCGGCGGTGTCGGCCTCGGCCAGCGGGCGGAACACCTCGAAGGACAGCTGCGGCAGCCGGTTGCCGTAGCGTTCCAAGGCCAGATCTTCGAAGACCACATAGGCGGTGCCGCGATAGGCGGGCGTGACGGCGGCCCCCATGCGGGCCGCGATCAGCGGGTCGGGGCCTTGCGTGTCGCTGCCGGGATACCAGCGCCAGACAACGCCCGACATGTCCATCGGCGCACCGTCGGCCCAGATGCGCCCGATCCCTGTAATTGGTCCCTCGCAGAGCGCCACGGCGAAGGACGACGA